AAACCCTGAGCCTCACCTATTGGTGAGGCAATAACGCTCGGGCGGCCGCGGCTTTATGCATCGGTCTAGAAGACACCGGAGGCACCACCGGTTAGCTCCCTATAACTTTTGTGAAAGGCATCCTGCTAAGTGGCAGGGTGCCTTTTGCTATACCCGAAAGGAACAAAGATGAGCGAAGTACCTACCGCTGAGGCAAAGGTTGAAGAGCACACTGAAACTACGCCCCCGTGGGAGCGCGACGGCGAGACCTTCGACCCCGAGCGCGCCTGGAAGCTGGTTCAGAACCTGAAAGCTGAGCTGGCCGCTGTGAAGGCAAAGCAGGCAGAGGCTCCTGAACCTGTTGCTGCTGAAGCGCCTGCGCAGGAACCCGAGGATAAGCCCGCTGAGGCTGAGACCCCTGAGCCGCAGGATGATTCTGCCGCTCAAATTGCGTCCCTGCAGGCTGAGCTGGCGCGCGTCAAGGCGCTCGCCGCCGTTGGCCTATCCCAGGATTTCGCCCCGTTTGTGCCGGGCGAGAACAGCGAGGAAATCGAGACGAACCTCGCGACTCTGCAGAAGCTCATCAGTGCTGCCGCGAATGAGAAGACCGAGGCTGTCCTCGCGGCGGCACCGAAGATCCGAGGCATGGCGCCGAACCCCGCACAGCATGCGGCTCCGGCCCGTGATGTCTATGAGGAGACAGCAGAGGTCGTCTTCGGCTAAACGCCCCTAATACTTGAGCCCTTACCGAGACGGTGAGGGCTTTTTCGTACCCAAAACTTGATTGGAGAATCAAATGAGCGCAACTGCGACTCTTGAAACGTTCAAGACTGGCGGTATCCTGCCGCAGTCATTCGCCCGCAACATCATCGGCCGAGTCTCTGATGGCTCCGTCGTCCAGAAGCTTGCCGGCACCACCCCCATCCCGATTACCGGCACCACCATCGCTGTCCAGACTTCCCAGCCGCAGGCTGGCGTGGTCGGTGAAGGCCAGGCGAAGCCCGTGACCAGCATGGGTGTGACCACAAAGACCATCCGGCCCATCAAAGTTGCAGCGTTGATGTACTGGTCGATGGAGGCGCGTCAATCTGATCAGTCCGGCTACTTGAGGCTTCTGGAGAAGGAAGCCGCCGCGGCGATTACCCGCGCGTTCGACCTCGCTATCCTGCACGGCAAGAACGCGCTCAATGGTCAGCTTATCAGCGGTGTTGAGTACATCAACCAGACCTCCAACCGTATTGAACTTGGTGCAACCGCCAAGGACAAGGGCGGCCTGACTTCTGAGCTTCTGGCTGGCGCAGATCTGGTGAACCTGAACGAGAACTTCGACTTTGACCTGGACGGCTTCGCAGCAGACAAGTCGTTTAAGTCCCGTATCTACGGTGCAACCGACACCCTCGGCCGCCCCATCTACAGCGACAGCGTGAACCTGAAGGACAACCTGGGTACCCTGCTGGGTCTGCCCGTCTCCTATGGGCGTACCGTCTCCGGTAAGGTTGGCGCATCCGCAGACACCAAGGTTCGTGCCTTCGGTGGTGACTGGTCCGCGCTCAAGTACGGTTTCGTGGATAAGATTTCTATCCGCCGCACCAACCAGGCGACCATCAACGACGGCGGCACCCAGGTAAACCTGTGGCAGAACAACATGGAAGCAATGCTGGTGGAGGCTCAGTTCGGCTGGGTCATCACTGACAAGTCCGCGTTCGTTGCCTACGAAGACAAGGTTGCAGACGTGAAGTAGCGTCGTGTCTGGACTAAGGAGGAGACATGAGTGAGAGGCTGACCATCGCGTCCGTTGAGGATGTGAAGAGCGCTCTCCGCCGCGATTTCCGTGGAGATGAGGAGTCTCATGTCTCCTCCTTGCTGGAGAAGGCAGAGAACCTGATCCGTGTCCGCTATCGTCGGCTCGATGAGCTGACCCTGGACGAGGTCGTGTTCGACCTGGTCAGGAATATTGAGGCTGAGGCGGTCGCCCGCGTACTTCGTGCAGACGATGGCGGAATCTACCGCAGCGAGACTGAAGACGGCTACAGCTATCAATTGAATTACATGGTGGCCAGCGGATTGCTGGACATTCTGGAGAAGGACTGGAAGAACCTCGCACAGGCGACAGGCTCCGGCAGGTTCCGGACCGTCGCGCCTGAGAATGATGGTTATGCTGCGGCACGGTATAGCGGGCGCGCTGCTGCGGGTCCGTGGCAGTTTCAGTACGGGTGGCCTGGGCAGGATTCGATTTCATGCCGTCGGTACCTTTAGGAAGTGGCATGAGTAGGATTCGGAAAGGTCTCCATACAGTCATTGTCTACCCACGAATCAGCAGCGTTGATTCGTATGGTGACGTCGTGGAGACACTGGGCACGGGGGTGTCCGTGCAGTGCAATGTCCAGCCGTCCAGCGCGAATGAGATTCTCGACATGCCTGGAGGTCTCACCCCAAGCACGATTTGCCGAATAAAGTACTGGCCGCAGGAGCATGGCGGCACGCCGTGGCCGGGCACCTCAGATTCTCTCATCGAGATTGACGGGCAGAAGTTCGAGCAGCGCGGCGAACCGCAGATCTCTCGGATGTCCTCAACCACAGGGCACGTCAAGGTGTTTGCCGTGGCGTACACGCAAGGCAGGGGAGGGGGAACCAATGTCATGGGTCGAATCTGACATCGAGCTAGAGGTGGCGCGGCAGGCATCGCGCACCCCTGAGTTCGCCGCCGCCGCCCGTGAAATCCAAGCGGCAGTAAAGGCAGCGGCACCTAAGGATACTGGCACATTCGCAGCGTCAATCGTGATGACCACACATGTGACTCCTCGAGGAGTCCACGACAGGATCGTTACCTCGCTGGATGAGGCGGCAGTGCCTATTGAGTTCGGGTTTACCAGCCCGAACGGCAACCGAACGCCTGGACACCATGTTTTTGGCAAGGTCGCCCATGCGTTTAAGGACCGCTGATGAAGCCCATTGATATCTCAGCTATTGTCCAGAAAATCCTCTCCGCGCTACCGGGTGTAGCTGTCTCTGGTGGCGCGACCTCCCAGACTCTCGGCAAGCTGCCGGCATGTATCTGGGAGGTTGTCTCTGCGGTGCCGGCTACTGGGTCACCCAGGATGGGACACGCAGTAGATGCCGCCGTGAATGTTCACATTTACGCGCCGAGCCGCGCCGAATCAATGCGGCTCTGCGCTGAGGCGGTTCAGCTTCTGGAAGCAGCCCATACTCTTGGTCCGATTGTGGAGGGCAGCTACGTGGCGCGGTGCTGGGTCGAGGCTGAGCCTATCCTAGCCGGCAGCTATACTCTCCACTCGGCCCATGTAACCGAAACTCGAGCCACCGTGCGAATTGTCGCACGTGGCTCAACCAGTATTTAGGAGGTGGCCCTTGGCCAACGTTCTTGAAGATTCGAAGCTTTTTTACACTTCTTTCACTCATATCTTTGTTGCTCCGCCGGAGACCGAAGCACCCGATCTGACCAAGTTTAAGTTCGGCACTCCCAGCACCTACGGTAGCTGGGTGTGGATTGGCGACACTGACGAGGAAGAGCCGCTCAAGACTAACATTGACGGCGGTGACATCGAATTTTTGCGTACCGCGGACCGTGTCAAGGTTCGCTCGAAGCGAGCTGATGTGACTCTCACTGGAACCATCAAGGCACTTAGTGTTGACCAGACCGTGTTTAACCTTGCTTTCGCTGGCGGCACTTATGACTCAACCAAGAAGTCGTACAAGGTGAAGGCTAAGACGCTAACCGCAAATAAGGCTATTTTGGCTGTGTTCGAGGATGGTAAGACTGTCGCAGCTCTTCGTTTCCCGAGCACTGATATCGGTGGCAAGTACCCTGAATTCGGCATCAGCAAGTTTGCATCAACGGATCTTGACTTTGGTATTCTGACCGACCGTAATGGAGACACTGTCGAGATTTTCGAACCCCGCGCTGTCACTGCCTAACCCCCTGATCTGATTGAGAGGACACCCTATGCCTAAGAAGATTGCAGAGCCTGCAGTTGATCTGCCCGATTTCACTGAGCTGGATGGCCATGAGCTGCTCATCGCTCCGTGGGAGCTGAAGACTGGTCAGCGAACCCGTCTCGCTGGCCGCCTGCACGTGATTCGACAGCTGTCGGAGAACCACGGTGAGGATTCGCTGGAGGTGATGGACGGCATTGCTGACCTGCTGGATCATGTCTCCGAGCATTACGCTACGGACTCGGATGCGTGGGAGGACTGGGCACGCGACAAGAAGCTCGATGTTCTTGTGACGCTCGTGGGTGCGTACATGCAGTCCGCGGGAAAATCTCAGCCCTCCTCGAATCAGCAGTAAAGTACCCGGCGCTTGACCTGGAGCTACAGCTCTTAGGGGTCGATGTTGAGTCTATCGATTCAGCCCGCGCGTTGCGGGTCGCGCTGGCCGCTGTTGAGAAGTTGAAGCGCGACCCGCAAAGCTTGTGGCGGGCGGAGCTCCTGGGCAACCCTGACCTTGTTGGATGGGGTGTCCAGGAGTTCCTGTCTGCTGGGCTGGTCAATATCACCCGCGCGATTGCGAAGGGCGGCAAGCTGAGCAAATCGGAACAGGTTGAGGTCCCGCAGCCGAAGAAAAAGAAAACGTCGTATGCCGTCAGGGTGGGTCCTGGCGGCATTGATTTTTCCGGTATTAAGGCGATTCTAGGAGGGTAACGAATGGCTAAGGTCGGTATCCGCGTCTACCCGAACACGTCCAGGTTCCGTGGAGATTTGAAGCGCTCGCTGGACCGAATCGAGAAGTCGACCACGGCAAAGGTCACCGTGGTGCCTGTGCTGGACCGGAAGGCTATGGGGCGACTCCAGCACGCTCTGAATGGTCTGACTGCTACCGTGTCGGTGGATGTGAACGTTCAGCAGGCTCTGCATCAGTTGGATAACCTGTCTGCGGAGAAGATTGCGAAGGTCTCTGCTGACGCTGACGTGGAGCAGGCGCAACGTGCGTTGAGGAAGCTTGAGGAAGCTCGAAAGTGCACGGTTAATGCTAATGCTGACACGGGTGCGGCTGCGGCGAAGCTGGGGGCGTTGACTCGTCCGCGCGTGGCGGTGATTAGCCCGG